TACGGGTGAAGAAGTAGTAGATGTTTTTTACGACATATCGGACATATCTGACATACTTCGGAAATCAGTAAAATTAGACCTAAACGACCCGACATTGTGGTTATGCGAGTGTGGTTGCGTGAACGGAGCGACCCGCTGAATAGCAAAGGTTGATTTATTTTTGGATAAATGGTAAGGTTGGATTATGAAAACAAACACGGAATACAAATACAAAGTGGTCTCTATCGAAGACCCGTCAAAGGAAGATTATATTCTCCGACCTGAATCTTCTAAGATTTGGGAGAAGAAGTTCCTCACGCTAGAAGAAGCCTTGCGCTGTTACGAAAGTTTTACCGACTGGGGATTTGCTGACCTCACAAAGGTTGTCGCAATTCTCGATAGCAACGGAAATAGGTTGGTCTCGAAAGAGTTCCACCGACCTATCTCTTACGCCTGACGAAGGGAAGTTAGATGAACAATAAAGATTGGGAAAAGATATACGAAGCCATCCTGAAGGATGTTGTTGTCGTAGTTGAAGATTCAAGCAAGGGTGCGGATAGAAAGATAGACCTCATCACTGAGATACTCGTAAGTAACGACTTTATGGAGCAGCCTTCGCTTTATTGACCTGATGTAATAGTACTAAGGCACTCTACCTAGAGTTGCGCCTTATGCCTAATATGTCCGATTTGCGAAGAAAAAATTTTTTTAGATTTTTTGGGTTTTGACTTGACACGAAAACTCTAATCGTGTAATTTTATCTCTGTACCTCACAAGGGGGTATAAATGACGAAGGGAAGTAACTGTGAAAGTTAGCACCGAAGTTATTACCGAAGTCGTTCGCAGTAGCGTTGCTATTGAGAAGGACAAGGTAGTTCTAGATGGTACTAATGCTGACGAACTCATCAAAGAGTTCGTAAATGCTAAAGAAGCAATAAAGGCTTTCGAGGAAAAGAAGGCAAATGCTGAAAGCGCAATTCGCGCACTACTTGGCGATAAGAAGTTCGGAATCATTGATGGCGTTGAGCGAGTAAAGGTCGCTGAGCGTAGTCGCGTAAGTGTTGATACCGAATTGCTACAAACCGCTTGGGCGGAAGCATACGAAGCGTGTAAGCGCACTACAAACTACGATTTTCTCGTAGTAGCAAAGTAATCTTACGGGAAGCCCCCGCTACGGCGGGGGTTTTCTCATAAAAAGGGAAAGGACAAAAATGGAAGAAGATATGGATTTCGAGATGGACGACAGTTATCTCGACACGGAAACAGTTACAGTTACCTTTACGAAAAGAGAACTCGGCTTTCTCGGCTCGCTTATTGCGTATCAAGGCTCGCAAATAAACCAACAAATAAAAGAATTAGATGTTACCGAATTATATGAAGGCGAAAATCCTGCCAATGTTGTGTGCGATATGTTCTCCACGAAGTTCGAGATGAAAAACTTGCTACGGATAGTTCTAGAGGCGCAGGGTATGTCAAACGAAATGTGGCGTTCTCTACACGAATAGGAGAGTTATGGAAACGCAAGAAATTATTCTTACGGCTCAGGACAGGTGCGATAAGTGCCAATCTCAGGCGAAGGTTGTAGCCGACTTCCTCAACGGAAGGTTGATGTTCTGTTGGCATCACGCCCGTAGCTACAAAAAGAATCTAGAGAAGCAAGCGTTGTCCGTTGTCGAAGTAGAACCTGATCCACTCAATGGCGTTGCGGTATGAAAGAGAGCGAACTCTCTCACGGCAACAGAGTGAAGGCTTTTCACCGATTGATGGATTTCATAAAAGAACACGGGTTCACTCCACAACAAGCTAGCCAGCTCATAGATATTTGGGCGGAAGGCATAGATTCCTCAGAGTGGTACGGCTGGCATAAGGCATTAGATAATTGACTTACTTGATTTGATAGTGTACGATTGGAATAACCAAAACGAAAGGAAAAACAATGGGGCTAGATATGTATTTAGAGGCAAGAAAGAATATCCAAAAAATTGATTGGAGCAAGGTAAAAGAGGCTGGCGATATGTATAACGGAGTTGCTACTACTCCCGAATATATCTCTCTCGTAGAATCGGCAGGTCTTTCTCATGTAGTCAATAGTGATGTTCACGGCGTTACTGTTTCTGTTCACGTTGCTTACTGGCGTAAAGCAAATCAGATTCATAGTTGGTTTGTCGAGAATGTCCAAAATGGGGAGGATGACTGTAAAGAGTACTTTGTCTCAAATGAGCAATTACAAAATCTGTTAGAGATTTGCAAAGATTCCTACGCTCGAAAAGACCCTGGCGTTCTTATGCCGAAGTCAGGATTCTTTTTCGGCTCCACCGATATTGACGAGTGGTACTGGGAAAGTATCAAAAACACAATTGAGCAACTAGAAAGAATTGTCGCTCTCCCTGAGTTTGACGACCTCTCTTTCTACTACCAATCATCTTGGTAAGAGGTATTTGACTATTCCTCTGTCTTGGTGTAGGCTTGACTTACATCAAGACAAAGGGGGAAAGATGGGAGTACCAAAGAAACTATTTCACGCGGCTCCAGAATGCGTGGTTTCACAAATATACGCAGAAGGTTTGCGTTCTCAGTATTCAGGAATCTACGCTACGGAATCTCCAGCCGAGGCTCTGACCTTTATGTGGTTCAGAATCCTTGACCATCCTCACTACACCAATGAAGATGGAAAACTCTCCGCCGAGTTCGTTCGCCATGACGCAATTCATGTTTGGGAAATCAACACGGCGAAAACGAAAAAAGATTTATGGGAAGTTGGTAATGATCACAGCCCACAGCATTTCGGCGGTGCGAGCAGTTGGGTGTATATGAGCAAAGAGTTGCCGAGAAAGGCGCTCGCCGAGTGTTGGGTTTATACGCGGGAAGATATTGAGAATGCGCTTGCCATTAGTAAGAAGTAATGGTAGTATCTGATTACACAAAGGGAAAGGGAAGTAATGAAAACTACGCAACGAAAAGATTTACGGCAGAAGATCGAGAACTGCCACTCCATCGCTTGGGATAATTGCCACAAGATTTATATTCTGATGGACGAGGAACAGACAGAAAAGATGAAAGGCTACGGCTACGAAACTCTCATCGAAGCGAACTACTCCACAAATAATCATCTTCTTTACAGCACAGTTCTCCATTGGTACCGCGAATCGTGCGGATTGAGATTTATTGAAGCCGTAGAAACGGCACTTGGCGCGAAGGGAACAGGGGAACCGAGTTGGCACTCAGTAGTCCCCCAGGGAGGCTGAAGATGGGGTACTACATCAAAATAGATAACAGCGATTGGTTCATCCGAGAAACGGAAGAATCGCTGAAGGCAGTACGAGAGATGCCGAAAAAGTTTCACGGCATAAAGAGTGGTGGTTCAGTTCACGAGCGTTGGTTTGCGTGGATGAACGATTCAGAGATAGAAGAAGCCGAATCCGTAGAACAGGTATTTGAGGGTCTGGGCTTTCAGACGAATAAAGAGGAAGGTGGATTTTATATTACAGGCTACGACAATAAACACGGACAACAAGATTTGTTTTTAGCGTGGATGGCTCCCTACACGGATGAAGGTTCGTGGATGGAGTGGACAGGCGAAGATACCGAGATGTGGAAGTTCACCATCAACGAAGGACAAATGTTCTCTGAGGAAGGTGTTGTGCGGTGGACAAGCCGAGAGAAATATAAATATCCCTACTACACGGTAGATGTCGAAGATGGAAGCCATGTTACTTTACAGATAGACCCGCTCGCCGAGGATGTGGATAAAGTTGTGGAGAGAGCGCAGAAACTTTACGAAAGTAGGGAAGCGCACTACACAAGAAAAAGAGAAGAAGCCACGGAATGTGGTTGCGGTTGCGAACCGACCATGGTATAGTTAGGTAACTCAAAAGAAAGGGAAAAAATGAGCACGACGTATTACGAGAAGTACTACAAAGATTTAGAAGGCGCAACTATTCAGAAGTTTGTTGGGATGGTTGGCGATGACTTGGAGTTTGGCGATGGGTTTCCTACTTTCCAGGTGCGGTTCGCAAATGGTGAAGTGGGGCAAATATCCATAAGCCAAGATACTGAAGGTAATGGCGGAGGATTTATTTTTGGTTTATCTATTCCTGAGAGCGGGGAGTAATGATGGATACGGCAACACTAGAGAATACTTGCATATGTTCTGATGAAGATGGCAACTACTTAGAGGATTGCTACGGTTGTTTCGAAGACTCACTGGAGTGGGTCAAGGAAGTAATTAATAACTGGACGGAAGCGATTAATTTTGATGGGACTGAGGTTCGCGTTGATGGTAGAGCAATTGGTTGGCAACGACTTTCAGGGTATCTCGAAACTACGGTAGACGAACTGCCACGAGCGCTGGGAATTAATGGAGAGTACCGATTAGTTTTTACTCTAGATGGGAGCGATCTTTCTATCAAGCGATATTCACACGATGAGCCAACTGGCGCTAGTTTTACCCTAACGCCGATGAACTAGAACTACTACAAGAAAGGAAGCAGAACAATGAGTAAAGCAAGCGAAACGACGGAGCAAGAAAAGGCAGAACTAGTAACCCACATTATGGAGGGCGCGGTTTCCGTAACCCCACACGAGTATCTAAATTACGCCTTGCATAAAGTAAAACTCAAACTATCAAAGAAGTATAGACATCAATACCAAAAAGACACAGTTGAATTTATCCTAGCGCGTATGTTCAGATGAGGAAGGTACGCCGATTAAAGAATTAGAGAGTGTGGCTTAGTAACTCTGACCAAATTGACTAACTCCCCTCTTGACTTTCACTAAGAAAAATGGTAATTTTTACCTATCAAAAGAAAGGGGGGAAAATGGAAATTGATTTGGTTTCTATCCGAAAAGATGGATTCATAGACGGATCAGATGTTACGAACGTAATCGTACTCGGTGATGTTTCTTGGATTAATTTTGCGGACGGCCTTCGAATCGAACTCACTCGAACTCAGTTAGAGCAAATTGTTGCGAAATATCACAAGGCTCTAGAACTCGAGAGTTTTATGAAAAGCGTTCGAGAGAACCGCTCCACACTCTCGGCGTAATTGCGCCGTAAAGTTTCCGCCCCGCAATTCCCCTGCGGGGTTGGAAATAAAAAAAAATAAAAATGTGTTTTGCTTTTTTACTCCCCTGTGGTAGGATCATCTCAATACCTAAAGGAAGGGGGAAACATGGGTACACCGCTTACACTCCAAGAAAGACTAGACAAAGCTGCACAAGCTGCGGAGATAGTCTTGTGGGAGATTTTGGACGAAATCGAGAAAGACTAGGTTTCGTTTTTGTTTTATACCCCTACCGCCTTGCGCGGTGGGGGTATTTGACTAAGTGATCACAAAGTAGTAAAGTCATCACTATAAAGAAAGGGGAAGAAATGAAAGCCTCAACTATCTCAAGGGTTATTAAGGCAAATACCAAATTAGATAAAAGCACTACTGAACGAGGTCGCGTTTCAGATGTTGTTAGTGAAGGTTACGTTTGTAAACAAGACGGAGAAAATGTAAAAGTTTATTATGTAAGCACTTCCCTAAATCATAATTCTGAAAAAGGTCATGAAATCTTTTTAGAACGTCAGCATGGCGCTTTATATCTTATGAATAGAGTGTTAAAGAGCAAGGGTTATGAAGTAATTAAATCTAACAATTTGTTAATCGTTAAAGGGTGAAAAATAATATGACTGAAACGTATATCTCGTGGGGTGAGCTGGCAGAGCTAACTCACAAATCTCAAGTGGAGTTGTTTGGGTTTTGTACTTGCGAAGATAATGATCAAGAGGAGAATCCTTACGCGGACTGCCCCACAGTGATAGATATTGAAAAAAAGTTTTGATAAATAGACTTGACTAAATGATCATGAGAGAGTAAAGTCTGACTACACAACTTAGGGAAGGGGAAATCATGGCAAGGACTTATCACGGGATAACAAAGGTTAGTTGCGCCGTATGTAGTTGGGCAACTGAGGAAACCCTAGAAATGGAAATCCTCAATGACTTGGGTGGTAATTGCCCTGTATGTAATTCGGAAGAGTTCCAATTTACTTTAGAAGAGGGGGAAGCATGAAGTGCGGACTATGCGAGAACTCGCAAGCATTTTTGATTCTGGAAGATATGCGGGGGATATGTATTCCTTGCCTAGTTAAGGTGAAGATGTTTAAGGTAGAAGCGCCGAATCCTTTTGAGGAAGTGATCAAGTAATGAATGATGAAGATTCGATAAGCTGGGAAGAGTTAGCAAACCTTACCCACGCAACCCAGGTGGAAAGATTCGGCTGGTGTATTTGTGAAGGTACTAATGGAGAGGGACAACTGGCAGAGGACTGCCCTAGAGAGGAATCGAGTAGGTAATGAACGATTACACAGTGACGCTGACGTATGACTATTTTTCTATTATTACTGTCGTTTATGCTGATACGGAGGAAGAGGCTAAGTTCCTTGCTCTCCAAAAGATGACGCAAGACGAGGGGCTACCGCTTGGTGATCCTATTGACTGGCAGGTAACACTAGCGGGAAGTTTTGCTAGGTAATTGACTTTTGTAATTTATTTTAGTAAGGTTAGGAAACCAAACAGAAAGAAGGGGAAAGATCATGAAAGCAGTAATTATTAGAACAGATGGCACAAAGAGCGTTGTCGAGTTTTCTCACGAAAATTCTTACGACACTCTTTCAGGTGCGGTTGGTGGTTATATCGAGTGTGTTCGTCTCTCTGAGAACGAAGATATGTGGTGTAACGAAAATGCTATTGCCGAGCGCCGTGACCTCAATATGATTGCCTCAGCAATTTATTCAGAAACTTTTGGCGTTGGAAATCCGATTCTCGGAGATGTGATCATCACGGGTGGTGCGGACGAAGAAGGTTACACGCTTGGACTTTCTGAGGAAGATGTAGAGAAGTGGCTCGCTTACAATAGTCGGGTTATCCCCGTTGCTTACCTCTCTAGCGCTCTCTACAACTAAAAGACTAGGTTCTAACTCACTCGCTCTACGCGGGTGAGTTAGGACTTTACTAATCAAAGAAAAAATGTTATAGTTTTCTCAACACAAAAAGAAAGGGGGAAAAAATGGATACACCTGTTGGTTGGAAGCCAATGCCAGTTGAATGGGCAGAGTTGTTGATTGTTTGTAACGCTTGCGGAAGACACGCATTGAGATCTTGGGCGAAGCAAGGTGAGCAAGGGATTCTTTGCGCTAGATGCCACCCAAATACAGATGGTTATTCCACGCTACCAAGATTAGGAGAGATTCTCTAGCGCGGTAAAAATATATTTGACTTACTAAAGAAAAAATGTTATAGTTATCTCAACACAAAGGAAAGGGAAAAAATGAAAACAGATACTCTCACAGAATTGTTCAAGGATCAACTTATTGACAATAAATTAGACCAGGATAAGTTGATTAGGAAAATTATTCATTTGATAAATAAAGATGTTACGAGTGATGTTATTGACCTTATAGTAAAACTCTCTCTTATGTCGGAACGAGTTGGCTATTACACGGCAAAACTATCCTTAGAGGATTACAAATGTGCGCTCGCCGAGTATTCTAAGAAGTGGGAAAAAATGCTCTAGGGTTTCTGAAACTAAACCCCCTAGAAATAGGGGGTTTATTTTTTCCAGTAGAATAATTCTCTCCCCGACGAAGATGGTACCCCCTTTCACCATCAACGCGGGTTGAGTAGAGCGCTTACCCAATCTGAGCGCTCCCGAGCCTCCCACTCTCCCCCCTTGAGAGTTAGGGAGGTTCGGTCATTTTGGTCATTGACGAGAAAAATATAATTTTATATTTGACTTATTTATTTTATTTTAGTATTATTTGTATCAAGACAAAAATGAAAGGGGAATAAAGATGTTTAATAGTTTTTCAGAGATGGTAGAGAACACTACCTACACAGTAGAAACGCCAAAGTGTTTTCATTGCGGTTCAGAAGGTTCTGTTGATGTACCAATGGAAGGCTTCCTACGCCGTCAATTAGGCGCTCTTATTCAAGACGCTTACCCCGAATTAAGTGTTGCTCTTAGGGAACAACTCATGACGGGAACTCACCCTGAGTGTTGGGAAGAAGTTTATGGAAGTTGCGAGTAAGCCAAACTGTGTCTAAAAAATAACCCCCGCTCTGCGGGGGTATTCTTTTCCCCATGAATTATCTCAAAGTAGTGGAAAAGTTTTATCACCATAATGGGGGCGCTAGCCCTTTCTATGCTGCAATAGTTGATGACCCTAATGATGGAGATACTAAGCTCGTCATCATGTTTGATGAGCCAGACTGTACTGCGGTTCTCTCTTTAGATAAGTTGATAAATGATGAAGATGTTTCTTCGCATAATTCTTATTCTGGGGATAAATATGATGCGCGGTTAAGAGATGTTCTCTGGAACTCTGGTGATGAATGACAACAATTATTGGAGTTCAAGGTCCTAACTGGGCTGTTGTTGGTTACGATTCCAGAGTTGTTGATGATGGAGCTGGAAGTAGAATCTATACGCTAACCAAAGAATCTCCAAAGATGTTTCAGAATGGCGCATATCTTCTTGGAGCAGCTGGTGATATGCGAGCTATAAATATTCTTTCCCATGTTTTCAAACCCCCAGCTCCAGGAAATCTTAAAGGAGCGCGGTTAGATAAGTTTATGGCAACTCAGTTTCTTTCAGAGTTGAAAAATTGTTTTGAGGAATCTTCTTATGGAAAAGATGGAGAACATGAATCGAATATCCTTGTAGTGGTTCATGGCAGGGTATATGAAATTGGTGAAGATTATGCTTGGTGTCATGATGATTCTGGTATTTACGCAATAGGTTCTGGTTCTTCTTTTGCTTTAGGTTCTCTTTATGCCACTCTTGATGGTAAGACATATACTCAACTCAAAGTAAAGGCTGCGGTCAAACAGGCTCTAACAATTTCTTCTAAGTTAGATACTGGAACAGGTGCGCCGTTTTTTATTACTGTTCAGTCTGTAAAATAATTTAGCAATTTCCGCACACGATTCCATGTGAATAATTTTTTTCTTGTACTGCCATGCGCTCGCCGCATTTCCAGCAAGAGATGTAAATAATCATTTCTCCCCTTTCTTTATATCTCTATCCTACCAAATTACATTTGCGAAGTCAAACAACCCCACCCCTTTCGAGGTGAGGTCATTTGGTAAATCTTTTAGGCGCTAACTACGAGTTCGTAGCCCTTGCCGATTTTTGCCCAATACTTATCGTAGGCAAAGGACATAGCCTTTTGGCTGTTAGAGAAGTATTTGCGGTCAGTTTGCTTACTGCCCTTCTCGAACATACCCCAAAGAATTTCTACCATGTTGTCCTCAAGAACAATTTCGTAGATTTTTTTCTTGCCGTCAATTCCGCGTTGTCCGTCGCTTTCCTTGACGAGAATCCACCTGCGGTTCATATTCCCCCCTTTCCCTAGGTGTAAGAGAAATACTACCCTATCTCTATATCTAAGTCAAAGCGTAAGGGAAAGTATTTTTAGTCATTTCGGTCATCATTCAAATCCGGACATTTAGGACATAGATATATGCGGTCAATGTTTGACTTATGATTTGATTTAGTGTATCGTTGGGTCAAAGAAAGGGAGTACCAATGTTAGGAATAGGGGACTTTTGCTCATCATGTTTCGAGCAGGAAGCGAAGCATGAAGTAGTCGCTAACTCTTTTTATCTTGCGACAACTCTTTATTGTTGCGAGTGTTTTGGTCAATGTTACGAAGAATCACACTAAGGAAGGTGTAAGTACATGGGAAGAATAGTTGCGGAAGAATTAGCCTCATCAGGAGTAAGCCTAGAGGTTGCTATCAGTTATCACCTACGCGGTAATCATTATCCGCCTGTACCTACGAGCATGGTCACACCATGTATCGAAGCCATCAAAGCGTATAACGAGATGGACTCAGGTAGGCTTATCGAGTTACCTGAAGGGATAAGTTATCGCGGTAATAGTAAAGCCCCTGCCTGGGCTATTATCGAAAATCATCACTTAGACCCTTGGCTTGATTACCTGGAAGACTAGAAAAAATATAATTCCCTGCCAGTTTCCCCTCTGGCAGGGTTTCTTTTTTTATAATATCTGTTCCGGAACCATCTCCGGATTTATAGACACGCGGAGAGAGATTACTACTTGACTTTTATTTTTACTTATGCTAATCTTTACCCATGATGAACGAAGACGTAGTAGAAGTAGATGAAGAGTACGAAGCTGAGTACGACATGAGCGACGTCGAAGCTGACGCCGACACCCTCGTAAGTATTGGTTGGGGTACCGACGAAGATTACGGGTACTACGGGGACGATTACTAATCCTCTAGCTCCGGAGCTATCTCCGGATTGACTTCTAAATAATTTTATTGTATAGTTACACTAAGAAATTGGGGGAAATATGTCTTACACTTTCGGAAATCATAAGGTTATCGGTATTAGCGATCATTATATCCAAATCCCTTGCGAGGGTTGCGGAAAGCTAAGTCGCTGGATGGTTTGGCTACGGGATGATAAGCCTGTCTCTATTTACTTTTTTTGTGACCGCTGCGGTCATAGGGGGGAGACCCTAAAAATAACCGAGGTTCCGAATGAATCGCGGTTTGGTTGGTAAAAATCCGGAGCTGAATCCGGAGCTAAATCCGGACATGAGTCCGGAACTAAATATAAAATTTTTTCTTTTATTCTTGACTTACCCTGACTTATCCTGTATCCTTATATCAAGAAAAGGAAAGGGGATAAAAAATGTGGGGACTACCTGATAGCGCCATATATGGTACTTACAAGAGAGTCAAGAGAATTGGCAAGCCTAAAAGGTATCGTAGTTCTACCTCTAGGAAAAGTTCTTACTCATATCTCAACGCGCAAGCGAGAAGAAAAAAGTATTCTGCCTAACTCTAAAGTTTGACTTTAGAGTTTAGATTTGATACAATTATCCTAACAACCTAGAAAGGGGTTATGAAATGGAAGGTTTGACACTTACACGCAGGGGTAAAGTAGTTCTCGCGCTCGCCGTTATAGGAATCGCCCTAGGGATAAATGTCTTTTTTCACGGGAAGTGGGTAGACTGTGACCTACGCGGTCAGGTAGATCGTTGCTCTATCTCGAAGGAGGGCTAGATATGTATTTAGGTAATGGCGATATTTTCGCGATTATTTTGGCACTTTTTGCGTCACTTTCTATGAGCGCATTTCTTTTCCGCCGTTGCTATGTTCTAGCAAAGGAAAATCTCTATTTCAAGGAGTTATTCGATGATTCAGATTCCTAAAAACCTTGTCTGGAGCGCCGTATCTGCGGTTGCTTTGGGCGCTTTGTCCGTTTTGACCGCTATATTCTCTTTGTCGGAGATCAGCGTATCCCTTGGTCTGTGCGCCGTCACCTCAGCAGTATTGGCTGGCCGAGAGAGGGTTTAGGGATGCTATCCTTATACCCCACGAAGTAGAGACGGAATACAAACGACGAATTAGACACCCAAGATAGATGGTTGCCAAGCGACCCCTAAGGCTCAAACGAGTCAAGTCCCTGTCCCCTATCAAAGGATTCCTTTATGTATAAAAACAAGGTTGAGTTTTTTACAAGATTCACCCTTGCCCTTGTTATGGTTGTATCTTCAACGATTTACCTTGCCGACCAAAGGGCGCAAGCACTAGAAGTAAAACAAAGAAATGCTAAGTGGTTCACCATAGAGCATAAGGCTGTTAGTATGAAACCTACTCAGCGCTCAGTAATAAAGAAAATTACGGCCAAGCGAATATCTGTTCTCTCTAACGCGGATAAGTTGTCCGACAAAGAGTTGGTTGAGGTTCTTCGCTATGCTGGATTCAAGGGCAGTTCCTTGAAAATAGCGTGGGCTATCTCTAAAGCCGAATCAAATGGCAGACCCCTTGCTCACAATGGCAATAGAAAAACTGGAGATAATTCTTATGGGATATTCCAAATAAATATGATAGATAGCACGGGCGTATCTCGTAGAGATAAGTTCGACTTAGATTCTAATAGCGCTTTATTCAATCCAATAAGGAACGCAAGAATCGCGTATCATATGAGTAATGGTGGAAAGAATTGGAAGGCTTGGAGCGTATATCGCTCAGGAGCCTACAAACTAAGACTAAAGGATTTTCCTAAAGGAGTATAAATGAGTGATAACCTACCAAATCAGGATAATATAGCTAACGCGGTCCATGAGCCAGCTCCAGCTATTATTGACGAGGTTAGCTCAGTTACTGTAGAGGAAAAAATAGAATCTGTAGTAGAAGCTCCGGTTCAGCCGGAAGTTTCAGCTCCAGCTCCGGTAGTAGAGGAGCCAGCTCCAGTTCCTACACCTGAAGAATCTCCGGCTCCGGTTCCAGTTCAGAAAAAATATAAAAATAATTCCTCAGCTGGGACCGAGCTTGGAGTTACAACTTTTGCGGGTGAAGCTGTAAAGCTCAGCAAGCTCGTATATAAAGCAAATAGCCGGAACTCAGCTTCTGTTATTGCGGTAAAGACTCGACTCACCGAGCTGGGTTATGTAGAAGCTTCATACGGCAGACCCGGTTGGATAGACGATTACGCGGTGGAAGCTGTAAAGAAGTTCCAAGCTGATAAGGGCCTAACTGTTGATGGAGTATTTTCCCGAGAAACTGTAGAGGCTCTGTTAGCCGGAACCCCTATGCAGCTGGAAGACTAATCTAGCTCATAAATTATTTTCCCGGTTTGCGCTCGCCGCTTAGTTGTGCGGTTAAGCTAAGTTTCTAACTTTAATCAAGGTAAAAATTAAAAGAAGAAAGCCCCCCGTTTCCGGAGGGCTTCTCTCTAACTCTAAAGTTTATAGAAGGCTTACGCAACACCTAGATACTGTAAGTTTCTATCTAAAATCCTTCTGCCATATTCTTTGGCTAGGTTCTCTGCCTCTGCCTTTGTGTTTGCGTGGAAGATTATAGAGCGCCCGTCCATTTGTGGAAAAGAGTTTTTGCGAGGCTCGAAAATTGCGAGAAAGACTTTCTTTCCGTTTTTATTTGTGCCGTTCATTATTGAAATGAGATCTTCGTCTTTAATGATTTGAGCCATTTGATTCCCCTTTTTTGGCTGCCTTGCCCCCTATGGCTTGGCTTCTTGGTGTAAGTGTACCAAATTAGTTAGCTATACGCAAGACTATAAAAATACACGGAGCTATCTTTTTGTCCTAATTATCACTTTTTTATTACGCGGTAAAATTGTTACAACCTTTCCCAAGGAGAAAAAGTGTCCCTAGAACAATTTAAGAAGATATTAGCTCGTATCCTAGCTGTATTTATGTCCTCTGGTTTATCTGTTATTGGAGCCGGAACTATTGCCGGAATTGAGCTGTGGCAAGCTATTTTGGTAGCTGGTGTAGGTGGAGTTGCTACTGTTGTAGAGGGTCTATCTAGAGCTTACCTCAATGATGGAAAATTATCTGCCCAGGAAGTTGATGAGATTTTTAATAAGGTAGATAAGAAGTCTGCGGTTAGTAAAAAGAAATAAGTTATTGCGGTAAAAGAAAGAGGGCAGGGAGATTATCCCCGCCCTCTCTCTTTTTTGTTACTAAATTGCGTAGAACTCGTCTTCTTCTTCATCGTTGCGGTTAGCCCACTTTTCCATAGCAATACCGAAAGACAATAAAGCAAGTGGAGCGATTACAAACATAACTAACATTACGAGAGTTGCGGTCATTTTATATCCCCTTCTTTAGATTAGTCCCCTATGAACTAATAAGACTATACTACATAACTATAGGCTATAAGTCAATACTATATTCAGTCATTTCAGTCAGAAAAAAAATAACCCCCCTTGCGGGGGGTTGAGGTTGGACTTAGCCCTTTTCATAGTAGAGGTCTGTATCAACCCACTCTTGATTTTGTATGCCGTCAAAGTATTCTTCATTTGAGAAATCTATAAGTTCTCCACCAATATACATTTCCATTTTTAGACCCTTTCGTTAGCGGTTATTTAGTTATGAGTATAGATTACAACTAATACGGATAGAAGTCAAGAACCTATGCGGATAAAGAAACTCGCTCAGCATTGACCCAGACCTCTCCCGACCCTGCCTCTGGAGCGATGAGAAACCTCTCCACCCCGTAGGAAGTCTTTACATCTTTTACCATTACTTTTATTTGTATGCCGTCAAGTGGGAGAAGTCCGCTTTTGCCGATATGTCCAAATAATTCTTTTACGCTCATTTGTCTAGAAGCCCTTTCTTATGTAGATATTTTGTAATTGCGGTGAGTTCATTTTCCCAAGCGTCCCACTCGTTGCGGTACTTTCTAGAAGTTGAGTACCGAAGTTTGTGCCAAGCGTGGGTAACATAACTCCACCAAGTCAGACCTAGTTCTTTTCTTGCTTTACTCATTTATCTTCCCTTTCTTGTTTTTATTTGCGGTTATTTGTTTTTTGCGTGTGAAGATACCTAACCCCCCTTGCGGGGGGTTAGTATTTTTATCTTTAGTCAAGCCCTGCGAGGCTTTCTTCGATTAGGTAGTTTCTGCGGTATTCAGCATGAGCGCACTCGTAGCAGATTTGGCCGACCCTATCCATTACCCCTAGAGCGAAAGCATCTACGCCTGAGTGAACGATATTTTCAGTAGTGTTACATGCGGAGCAGGTATTCATTTTATTTCCCCTTTTCTAGTTGGTTTTTTATTTATTTAGTTGTTTAGGTTGTAACCCCCCTTGCGGAGGGTTACTTTTACTTTTACTTTAGCGTGTTAGTAGCGCTATCGTAACCGCTACGGCTATACCGATAAACGCACCTACAGGTCCAGCGATAGCAAAGTTATCTTCAATCCAGTCAGCTACATTTCCAAAGAAGTTCATTTTATTTCCCCTTTTCTTTTCGGTTGTGTTATTTAGTTATGAGTAAAGATTATACCTAGTAGGTATAGAAGTCAAATAATAATCCAGTCATTTTGGTCATAGTTATATCGTGCGGTATGTCCGTTTTGTCTAAGTTACTTGCGGAGAACCAAACGCTGACCTAAGCCTAGCCCTACGGCAGCCCCGAAATTATCGAAGCACTCTTGGCAAGCATAACCCCACTTAGAGCCAAAGAGTAAAGCGTCATAGGAAGCCACAGCGCCACAGACATCACAGTTAGGCAGAACATCAACCGCGACCCAGTTACCTTTCATAATCACCCCCAGATAGTTATATAAGACAACTATATAGAATAATCAGAAATAGTCAAGCATAGGCAGATAGGCATATAGGCATATAGCCAGATAAGTTACTCGCCAGTAGCAATTCGACCCATTCAAACTATTTATAATTTATTTTTAGAACCCTGACTCTCTACTACACCTTTAGACTTAGCACACTTGACTATAACCTTCAACCTCTACTTGATAGCTAGACTTGATAACCCTCAACCTCTACTAGAGGTAGAGAAAATAATTTTTTTATTTTTGTTTTATGTTTTCTCTCATTTATTTTTATATCTATGCTCATGTAACACTCAGTAACGACAAATCGGACAAAATAATAAAATCAACGGTTATGGGGCAAAAATAATTTAGGAAACGATTTGGACAAATCGGACACAATAACAACTGCCTTCTCACAGGCCCAAGTCAAAAATCGTTAAGGTTCATCTTCGTTCAAAAAATCACCTCCTCTCATTCCCTGTACTATACGATTATGAACAGAACAACTTTGCCTAACGAAGAAATTGACTTTATCCTTAGCCTCCCTATGGAGTTGAAACTGGCTCGTATGAAGGGCTTGTGGACTATAGGTTGGTCGCTCTCCGAGATAGGAAACTCTTTCTCTCCGCCCGTTCCCAAGGCAACGCTTCATTACCGCCTCTCTCGGGTCGAGGCTACGACTCATATTGAAGCAAATCACCCACTTCCAGAGCCAAATTTTCCGGCGCCCATTCCGCTCCAACACGAGTACGAGGCTGAAATTAAAAATCTCTCCCTACAAGCCAGAAAATATCGTTCCAAAATGGATCCTGCCTCTGCTCCTGCCGCGGCAAACCAAAAACTCACCGAACTGGTCAAGTATTTACGAAAAAAGGGGGTTCCAGCCGTAGAACTTGCTAAAGCAGCGGGTGTTAGTTACCGAGCAATGGCAAAAAGGCTGGCAAAGTGAAGTTACAGGCTGATGTTTTCCCTGCTGAAGCCTTATTTTTTCCGCCTGACACCGCTAGCGACATCGATGCTTTGACGATGCAAACCCCGCTCCCCGCGGCGGGTAAGCGCCTTGGGAGAATCCGCATTGTTGTTATTAATGACGGGATTCTTATTGGTCAAGACTCCCCTACGGGAATTGTTGTTATTTTTAAAGAGGCAATAGTACAATATAAAAAGGAAAATAGAGTACATAAGGCACAGACCGCCTCGGGCAAGTTTGTTATCTTCTCCAAGGATACTAATTGTGGATGCGGGTCGCGCCTAAAATCGTGGAACCCTTATGGGAAGATACTCTACTCATGAGCCCTTTAACTTTTGTCATTGCAGGTCTTGCCACCTATCGCCTCACGCGGATGGTGACGCGAGATAGCATCGCAGAGCCCTTGAGAGAAAAAATTTGGAAGAAGTATCCTCCTGAATCAACAAAAATTGGATACTTAATTACCTGCGACTGGTGTACCAGCATTTGGATAGCATCAGGTCTACAAATATCGCGTACAATTATGCCTAGTGGGACGAAAGCTGTAGAAAGCATTCTTGCTTTATCTGCAGTGGCAGGACTATTAGCCGCACATGAAGAGAGAGATTGACTTCATGTTCCGTAACTTAATGAACGGGAGTATCAGTGGCCGTCTTTAGACGCACAGAACAAGGCCAAAACGCCGACAGCGCTTCTCAGCCGCTTCGAGCGTCGGCATCTACTCAACGGATTAATAGTCAAGCACCTATAACTGGTGCTTCCTCCATATTCTTTAACCCTCTCCCTACCCCTACATACAGCACACCGCGAACCCTCACCGCTGCTGCTGCTCAAATTAAAATTAATGACAAGGGAGAATTCGAGCAATTTAAAGCACGTCGCTCTGCAGGTTCGAGTTCATGGCAACAAGAAGCCTGGGAGTATTACGACGCTATCGGAGAAATTAAATACGCATTTAATCTTGTTGCATCTGTCATCTCACGCATTCGACTCTACGCAGCAGTTGTTGATAATCCTGCAGAAGCACCAAACTCTGTTCGTACTTCTTCTACTGTAGACCCATCCCTTGCAGCCGCAGCAGAACGTGCGTTATCACGTTTAGATTCAGCATACGGCGGACAAGCAGGTCTCCTTCGTGATGCAGCACTTAATTTGAGCGTTGCTGGTGAATGTTATCTTGTTCAAGTTCCAGAAAAGCCAGGACATGGCATCCCTGAGTCATGGGATATCAAATCTGTTGATGAACTTCTTGCTGATGTTCGAGGTGGGTTTAACCTTATTGGGCGTAGAGAACAAGTGACAGGACAGACCGCATATAGTTCTGGAAACAACCCTCTTAAACTTAATAGCAAAGCTTTTGTTGGTCGCATTTGGCGTTCACATCCACGTTTTTCTGACGAAGCAGATTCGTCGATTCGCGGTTTGCTTGACCTTTGCGCTGAACTTCTTCTCCTTAATAGAACTTTCCGTGCCACAGCACGTTCTCGTCTCAACGCGGGCGCACTCTATCTTCCCGACGGGCTCTCCGTTGCCGCACAAGGCGACGGGGATTTCCCGTATGACGACGATAACGATTTAAATCCAGGATTTACTGTTGAGGAAGCAGAAGATGAGTTTGAAGACCAACTCATTGATGCGATGACCACTCCTATTCGTGATGAAGAGTCTGCTAGCGCAGTTGTTCCGCTCATTATTCGCGGTCCTGCCGAACTTGGCGACAAAATTAAGCAGTTCAAGTTCGAGCGCTCCTTTGACCCACAACTTGCTGAGCGTTCAGACCGAGTTCTTGAGCGTATTTTGCAAGGTCTCGATGTTCCTAAAGATATGATTACTGGTCTTGCTAATGTTAAGTACTCCAACGCACTGCAAATAGATGAGACTCTTTACAAAACACACATCGAACCTTTAATGCTTCTTATTGCAGACTCTCTTACCGTTGTTTATCTTCGACCATACCTTGTAGCAAATGGTTATCCACAATCAGAAGTAGACCGAATTGTTATTTGGTATGACCCATCAGCAGTTTCCACACGCAATGACCGCGCAGCCGATGCTGATTCAGGATTTGACCGCGGAGCAATTTCTTACGAGTCATGGCGCAGAGCGCATGGATTTACTAACGCAGATGCTCCAACCTCTAACGAAACTGCTATTCGTATGCTTCGCGAAAGAGGAACTATTACTCCAGAACTTACCGAAGCAATGCTTGGTGCTATTGCACCAGAGATGATGAACGCAGTGCGACAAAGTCAACAAGCAGCTTCCGTTGCTCCACTACCTCCAGAGGTAGAACAGATTCTTTCTGGTCAAACATCGCAAGCTCCGCAAACACCAGAAGAAGTACCTCAAGAAGAAGTACCTGAAACGCCGCAGGAAGGAATCTAAAAATGGCACAAGATTTTTCTATTGAAAAGCCAGAAGTATCAGAGGCATTAGCGGAGACTTTAGGTAATGCTGTTGTTCTCTACTTCAAGGCTCATGGCCATCACTGGAACGTTGTTGGAAATGATTTTTCACAGTTCCATGATTTCTTTGCTGACATTTATGAGGATATTTACTCTTCTTTTGATGCTCTTGCAGAGAACATGAGAAAACTTGGTGCTTTTGCTCCTTACAAACTTGTTGAATTCGCTCAACTCTCTTCTGTTAAAGATGCAAATGTTGGAACGAACGCAATGTCTATGTGTAAAGACCTCTACGATTCCAATGAAATTATGATTCGCTCTCTTGATAATTGCTTTGCTGTTGCAGACGCCGCTAACGAGCAAGGAATTGCAGATTTTATTGCTGGTCGCATTGATATGCACAAAAAATGGCGTTGGCAGTTAAATGCTTTCCTTACTTCTGAGTCCTCGGGGGAATCTGAGGCTGTTCAACCTGTAGAAGTAGAGACCGAAGAGGTTTTTATGGATGAACAGCCTGTTTTTGCTGCGGGAAGCCTTGCAAAAACTCCTGCACCAAAGAAGGACAGAATTAAAGGGTCGAAAACTAACAAAGCGGGCTCTGCTTCTGGAACAAAGAGCGCTCGAAAAGTAAAGTTCTCTGACAAAATTGAAAAAAGTTTAAAAGAGAAAGTCTCTAAGCACAATGAGAGCGCTCCTAACGGAAGAAAAGCCTCTCTATCTATGCTTAAGGCAGTCTACCGACGAGGCGCAGGAGCATTCTCCACTTCGCACCGTCCTGGAATGACTCGCGACCAATGGGCTATGGGTCGAGTTAATGCTTTCCTTCGTTTGTTGAAGTCTGGTAAGCCAGCAAACTCCAATTACACAACAGATAACGACCTTCTTCCTGCTTCGCACCCAAGGAGTTCAAAGAAATCTAACTCAGCAGTTACTGCAGGAGCCTTACTCGAGGAAAACTATGATGCAGAACTTACTGTAGAGATTAAAGACCAGGAAGAATATGCCTCTATAGAAGAAGCAATTCTTGCGATGGCAGAGTTTTCAGGTTTTGGATATGAAATTGAGCCTTCACTTAAAGCAGCGTGGGCTCGTGGTGTAAAAGACAATCAAAACCCATTCGACAGAGCCCTAGATTTGGCTGAGTACGGCTATCAAAGTATTGATGCTGACTTGCTACCGTTAAAGGAGAATGTAGACCATGCGTAGACACTCGCATAAACTCAGTCTAAGCAATAAAACTCTTTCCACGAAAGAGCAAGCTAAAAGACTTAAGAAAAAGGTCTACTCCATTGTTGATAAAGCCAACTCCGAGTTTTCTGCTGAACGCAGAATAAGTAGAAGGGCGGCAACTCTTGTCGTTAAAAAATCTCTTCTTAGCACTGTTGGGCTTGAGTATTCTTTGCGTGAGTATCGTGCTCTTAAATCTCTTTCTGAGTTTATCAATCTTGCACATCATGACAAGTCTGTTAGCACTTCTGTAGACCAGTTCACTGATTTGCTTCCTGTAGGACATCCAAGTTCTACAAAGCCCCATGCGATGACTGCTTCTGCTTTTGCACAAGCGCGTTTGAATTGGGTTCTTGCTGATCCACGCATCCCATCAGAATCCAAGCCACTTGTTGCCTCTGTTTTGGTTGATTCTCCAACTTCCGAGTCATACATCTATTCCATGACTCGCATTGAATCTGACCCGAACAATTCCATTCCTATTCAAGCACTTATTGCTTCTTACGGCGGAGGTAACTCACGAGCTGCGCGTTCGCTCCGTGC